ATATACAAGAGCATTCCACCAAAAAACACTACTTTCTCACGGAAGGTTGAAGTTATATATTGAATTCGAAGTAAATTCCCAACAAAAGCTATCTGTGTCATGGCAGTTACCATAGACGTCATGAAAATGGTTGCATAAAAATAAATAGCAAAAGGGTAAAGAATCCAACGAAAAATCAATATCAACAAATACATCCTACATGAAATACCTAAATAATGGTAAATAGTGGAATAAACACCAGACAAAAAAGTAATCTCAATTTGCAACAAATGGAAGAAGGGGGTAAGATACGTGAATAATATATTAGGTTTCAAGAACAAATAAAAATTATATATAAAAAGACTAACAAATATCACAAGCGATGTTGATCCAATTACAAATGTGGTCAAAGTTACCCACCACACAATAAATCTCAGCCATGCAAACCCCAGACTAGCGACTCCTCTCGTTTGGCATGAGATCTCTGTTGTGACACGCATCAATGCGGGTGAAACCACACGTCCAGTCTGAATCGCAACATTACAGACCGGACGAACTGATACATAAATAAGACTAACTAAAAAAGATGTAAACTGTAACAACGTATAAATTGACAAAATTGAAACTGAAGCAATGGCCAGTGGATATCCGAAATCCATCCAATACCAATGAACCATAGTTGCTACCCAAAACCAAACTGCCAGAGACATCTCAAATATGTCCCCAAACATCTCTTCCCATAAATCATCGGTTTCTGTTACTTCACCGTGACTACCGTTCAAAGATGAGGTGACAATAAATGAGTTGCAGTCAAAGCTAAGTTTCAGAAAATGAGCACGATACAAAACGACAGGTAAGTCCTCATCGCAATCAACATACTCACCTATACTCTTACATTCTGTGCGACTAAAATCCGGTAATGTAATCAAAAATATATACATTCTTTCAATTATGTCGCCAAAAATGCGCAAATGCATGGCATCTAAAATCAGCTCAATAAGGGCTAACAAAGCTTCACTAAACTCGGCGATCATTCCGTCTTCAATATAGGCAACCTCTGTTAAAAATGGGTAAAAAACAAGGTTAAACTCGCGTAAAACTTCTTTAAAATCCATTGTCAACATTTGAAAATCACCCTTGAAAACCTCAGTTAAATGCCTGAACAACCCTGTGGATAGAACTGTAAAGCACCTCTCGCGATGTTCTCTTTTCAACTTGTTCAAAAAAAGACAAAATTTGATATCATACAATATTAAACCCATCCAATACGCTTCCCTCAATACGGTGTCAATTACCAAATGCTGTGCATCCTTACAACCCATACAAAACTGGTACAATTGGTCACGAATCTTCCTCTGGAAAAAGGTGTTTGGTACATCTGGACCTTTCCCATCATGATTCAAAAGCGCGTTTAATGAATTCATCAATGTAATATATCTATACATATATGTATTAAGTGTGACTGCTCTGACACCCACACTTTTAAAATCTAATACACCTACAATACTACTACTTCTACACCTAAATTCCTGGAAAAAACGATATGAAACTACGTGTTCTCCTGGAAATGGATAATTAACTCTATATACAAAATAGCACTCATACAATGGGACAACCATGTCAAAATTGTCCTTAATCGAATCAACAACAACACTATCAAGTTCCACGCTAGATAGCATTGTGCATAATTCGAAATAATCTGGGAATTCAAGGGGACTTAATGAACCACCCAGGGCATTGTATCTGGCAAACGAAGGTAATGAGATAAGCTCATGACCCTCTTCTAATTTAATGAAGATTCCTCTTTCATTTTGCATCCTATCTGAGGTTTCACAGTTAGACTGTAATCCTAAGTCAGCCTTGGCGTGGCAAGTTTCTGAAATAGGTTCGTGGCTATAACCACTCTCCCCCGGGAGATCTGTTTGTTGCTCAAAGTTAATGGAATCCTCTAAAATGCATGGTCGATCCTGTTCTCTTTCGAGTCCAGCAGAACTTTTGCTGCTAGCCAGGGTACCCCCAATGCTTTCTAGTGCACAAGGCACAATTCCCTTATCCTCACTACAAACCCCATATCGTGTATACTTATGTCGTACTTTCATGATTGGTCGATAGGGTGACCCAAACGGTCGTTAAAATCAGGTTTCGAAGCTGAAGTTTACTGCTATGAAAGATATCTAATCTAAATAAATTGGCTGAATCCACTTTCGTTCCGAAGAACTTCACGTGATGAAATCAGGGACTCACTAACACTTGTGCTGTTAGACGTTTATCTCGACGTAGAAATCACCTAGGTGTTGCGAGCCTAGGTACCTCATATGAGGACATTAAAGTCTACGTACACTTTTAAGACGGGTTTTCCCATATTTATCTAGCGGATGGGTTCCGCTTCATCATTTCAATCAGATTTTCCCAGCTGGACCACTAAAAGACAAACTTCTAGACAGTCCAGGTGCCCGTCTGGGTAAGACCTGATCAAATTCATCCTCCGATGAATCCATAACTATGTCAGGCTCAGTGGTTGTAAAAATCCGAGCTTGTTCTTGTGATGGATCTAAGAGAAGACCATGCTTAGTGGCAAGAGCTATAAGCAACTCTCGCTCGTTGTGATGCTCCAGGTCAACCTGGTAACGTTCAACGGTAGCTGATCTACCCATTGACATCGAAGGTAATTGATTCACAGTTGTTGCTACAGGGACAACACCCACAGGTATCGACAAAGGAACAAATACAGGTGTTCCTGAGGCTGTGGTGTCCCGAATCAATGTCATATTCAACTGAGTGGTATAACCAGAAGCACCAATGGTCATAACATTATTGGCAGAATAAGCATTGCCAGGATCTATAATAAAAGCTGGGGATGGACCCGTTGCTGTTACATAGAAGGTAAATGTGTATGATAAACGGCCGTTGCTTGCAAAAGTGGAAGACTGAACAACGACTGTTATATTTGGGCTCAAGGTTGTTGAGCATGCTGATTGATGTGTTTGTTGATTCAAGTTGACTGGAATTGTAGAAGTGAATGGATCATATGTTGAAGCTACACAATT